CACAAACATCTTTCAGCTTTACGGCATGCGAAAGGGCAAGGGGGGAAGCCCTTGCCCTTTGCCCGACAGCAACCAACTAAGGCGGTGTCTATCCGTAGTGGTTAGGTCACTACGAAACCGAGTCGAAGTCCAACTCTAACTGTTCCCAATACTCCTCAGGCTTTTGCGTAACTGTGGGGTGATTGGGTACTTGTTGACGGATAACCTTACGGGTAACGGTGACCGTACGTGTTATCTGTATGACGTTAGTCATGGATAACACTCTGCCAATGCTCCTCGGCGGTAAGTTCGTTAGTGAACTCAACCCCGCGCCAAAAGCCTCGGCGGATAGCGTAGCGGTAGGTGATGAACATGGTCGCCATTACGGCGACCATGTCCACGAGTAGATTAAACCCGTTATAGAAAATCATGCGAGAGCCTCATCTTTCTGATTTTCTTTTTCTATCTGAGCGGTAAGTTCTGCTTGTTGATCTAGTGGTAGGCACCCGACTAGATACCCGAGCGCGTAAATATAATCCTCGTTACGCGTTAGCGTTATGGTTGGCGATAGTGACTGGCGAGCGCGCACTTTAAGTGCCTCAATTAGCGCGCTCATGCTAGGGAGAACCCTTGCTCAGACTCGGCTTGCGACTTTACAAGATCGTCGCCCGTAGGCTTATTGCGTGTGCTAAATGAGTTCATAGCAAGAAAGTGATTGACCTCGCTGGTGATGTAATCGCAAGCAAAGTGCGCCCATGTGCTATCGCTCATGAACTCGGTAATGGTGAGGGTCTTATCAGGTGCGCCAATATCCTCACCGTATTGTTGAAGTGTGCTTTTGATAGACTTGTTCTCTACCATGAAGTAGAGAGAGAATCCCGTACCATTACCCATGGATACGGTGGCGTGAACGCACTCGCGCTCAGGGTCGAGATCGATCTCTAATGGGGTTGCCAATGAAGGCAGAGCCTCGTTTAGCAGGTAACCTAGTGAGCCAGCCACAAGGTAAAGGCGATCGTTCGGCATGATGTAGTCCTAACTACTAATCGCTAGTCGCGGTGACTAGGTAATGCGTACAATACACGCGCATAGTTAATAGTCAACTAACGCAAGGTGAACGGCAGATGAATAGTTTTCAGCCTTGTATCTCGCGCTCGAACATATGTTCGACCCCCCCTAGGTTAAATGTCGACAAATTAACATACCCCACCAGGCAATCCCCATAGGTGAAGGGAGATTTCTGAGGCAGTAGCCTTTTTTGCTTTAGCCTGTATATGTTTAACGCGGTTGCCATAATTGCTTCATGCCCCGTAACAGAGAAGCCTTTACAGTAGGTTTTGGACGCGAGAACTTAGATCCTGGCTATGTTGATAAGTGGTTTGGTTTACGTGGCGGAGTAGACTCTCAAAATGGAACCTCAGCAGCGCGGTTAGCTGGTGGGTACCGAACTAATAACGAAAGCCATTACAACCCTTTTCCAGAGAACGCAAAGCAAGGTGAGCTTTTTAATTGGGAACCTCCAAGAATTAAAGGCTTATACCGAGGAGATAACTCTCCAGAGATAGATCTGGGTACAACACTTGGCATGGCAGTTGCGGAGTCAAAAAAGCGTTATGGAGTAAATCCGATCCCAGATCACGCGTTGACAGCTGATAGTGCAAGAGTTGCCGATAAGTTACTTGGCGGAAAGCACGATGTAAATTATCGACCTAATGACTTGCCAGAAGATCTACGCGAGTACGGAAATAATGCTACCAACTGGGTAGACGATATGGCAAACAATAAAGGCTATCGCCCACCAGGAAATGAAACAACGATGTTACCTCCTTCAGCTATAGAGGAGGGGTCTAGAACTATTCGTGGCGTAATGAGTAACTTACGTAAGAACAGGCAAGAGAGCAGAGTAGGCTCTTTCAAACAAGAATCTCCTCAAGGCCCTGCATTTAAGCAAGAAACCCTACCAGGATTTGAAAAGTCATAATGTGTACAGAATGTGGTACTAACGAAAACATTGTCTACTCAGGCGTAGATGCCTTTGTTTTAGGCGTAATAGATCTGGTGGAGCGTATCTGCTACACCTGCGCGAATAACAAGGCCCGCGCTCATTAATGAAATATACAGCGTGGCTTTGGTACCAGTTAGAGGAAGTTGGTCCAGGGCATGCCTTTGCTAAGGTGTGCTGGGACGATGTCAACAATGGGTGTGCCTCTACTAAATTTTCGGCAAATGATTGGTTACAGCATTTTGAAGAGAAACATTCGGATAAAAAGGATAAGCTTATATCTCAGCTTTTAACTTCTTTTGCGGAGTATCAAAAGGCTAGTGTATTACATGAAAAAATTCGTTGAGGCTTAGGGAGTAGAGATGGCAACAAAGAAAACAGCTGCATCCAATGGCGAGCCTAAGAAGCGCACCACGTGCAAAACTTGTAATGGGCACGGGGCGACTGATCTTGTCCCAATGACTCCACGCAACACCGAAGCTCACTATAATAAATATGGGCAGTCGCTAAAATTAGGCGTTGCTGGCGGATCTCACATGGGCGCTACTTGCCAAGGTTGTGGCGGCGTAGGCCTAGGTTAAGTTGCTTAGCTACTAGCCAGTAGGATAAGGTTCATCAAATGAACCTACGCCACCTATTTGCTTACGGCGAACACCACTTTCTATTAGAAACTGGTACTACCACATTTGGCACACCTGGTGGGGTTTGGTGTTCATATAGCCCACCAACAGTTGGGCAATCAGGCGTTATCAATATGCTCTACGCAACTAAGAGCTCTCGCATACATGCTCCCGCAATATTAGGCGTAGTTGCTATGCACTCTATAAATAAATACGGAGAGCTGCCTATCGGCTCTGATAACTTGTCATGCCACAGCATTCGTATTCAAAGGCGCCTAGCTAAACTATTAGGGCAGATGCCTGTGGACGCCCCTATTAATAAAGAAAACTGGTTTTCAAGCTTATCTAATATTGATCTCTGGTCTAGCCTTTTTAACGCGCAAAAGGCACGTATCCTAGACCTAGAACTTTTACGTGAAGGAAAGTCTTTTGTGTTAAACGTTCTCAAGAACCCAAATGCGGTTCAGATGGAGTTGCCTTTTTACCAGGAGGTCTAGATGCCACGCAGTGTTGGCGATTTTATTAAAGGAACTTACCTGGAAAACAGTGGTGGCACAGACTTTAAGTTGTTTCACGGAATTGGCCAAAACGCTGTAGGAACACAATCAGGTGCGCTACTTAACGTAGATGCTCCAACAGGTGAATATAAAGATTATAACAGGCTTGCAAAAGAGGCAGAGCGTTACGGCGTCAATCCTGAAGATGATAACGATGCGTTTCCACCAGTTAAAGATAACGATAACAATAGAGTTTACGAACGCAATAAAGATGGGGATAGACAACTTGCTAGACAAGGTGTTCTATTTAAAGATAACCGAACACCTCCTGTAGTATCTTCACTGGTTGCAACTAAAGACGCAAGCCATACTGTGCCCGCAATGTTAGAGGCAGCAAATAACGAAGCGCTTAACCGTTGGGGCCAACAAGTCACTCATTCAACAAATTTATCTGCATATAGCCGTCCAATGGTAAACCGTTTAATTAGGGCGGGTATGTCACCAGGGCCCGAAGTAGAAGATACAGACAATAATTATGATTGGAACACCGCACATCGCGCAATACAAGATGTAAAGTCTTCTTATAATGAAGATGATGTCGTACCACTAGACAGTAATGAGTTTTCTGAAGGCGGCCGAACTTTTGTTAAACGACTATCCGCTGCAGAAAAAGCTAGAGGCATTAGTAAAAAACCAAAACCTAAACCCGAACCAGGTCAACGTTATTGGGCTGGCGATGTCGAGACAGAAGATAGTTTAATGGACAAAATGACTCGCAAAGGTCCTGGGCGCTGGAATAGTTTTCAAGACGAACTTCCAGGCATGGACACACGACAATTACGCAGCGAGTACGCTGGAAAACTGATGGGTGAATAATGATTGATCCAGCAATAGGGCGCACTCGCGCTATGCGAGCATTAGGTGAGGCGTATCCAAAAGATGCTAAAAAGCCTGCTAAAAAGGTAGCTAAGAAAACAGCAAAGAAGCCATCACCTGTTAAAGATATCCGTAATACAAACGTAGGTATGTTTGCTGGGCCAAAGCCCACTTACGGTCGATACAATGTATCTGAGCAGGCAGCTGATTTATTAAACCGTTCTAAGAACAAAGGAACTAGATAATGCCTTTCCCTCTATTAATACCACTTGCCTTAGCTGCCGCACGCGTTGGTGCAGGTGTTGCCGTAAAACAAATTGGTAAAGAGGCAGTTAAAAAAGGAGCAACAACTGCAGCTGCAGCTGCTGCTAAAAAAGCAGCGGCGCAAAAAGCAAAAACTCCTAAGTGGCAGGCGTTTGATCCTAAAGGTGGAACAAGACCAACACCAGATTATTTACAACCACGTCCTACAGGTTCTAATCCAAAGAGTGGTTGGAACGCTTATGGCCCAGATGCAGCTAAAGTACCTGCACCACCTCGCGCAGTCACAGTAACAAAGCCAGGTACTCCTCCAACAATTACTCCACCTAAATGGAATCCATATGGACCAAACACAAAACCGTGGGATCCGTACGGTCCAAAAACAAATCCTTGGCCTGATATGCCAAAGCCACCTCCCGCAACAACTCCTAAAGTTCCAACAACTCCTAAAGTTCCAACAACGCCTACTGTTCCAAAACCAGCTGCACCTAGGCCTCCAGTAAAAGCTCCTGTTCCAAAACCAGCTAAGTTACCTAAAGTTGGTCTTAAAGCTCCTGGAGCACTTGGTCTTCTTATTACTGGCGGAGCTCTTGCATACGATTATTTTAATAAACCTCAAAACCAACCAAGACCGTGGGCGCCTCCTGCGCCACCAACCGCGCCACCAATTGCACCACCAATTACGCCAACAAGACCTACCCCTCCAGGAATACCCCCTGTTTTCAAAAGCAAGCAGTTCCCAGATCGATGGAACCCGAGCTCAATCGTATGAGTAAAGTTATTAAAGCTGCTGGTAAAAAACATACTGTTAAGAAAAACAAAAAGGGCGAGGTCATTGTTGACCACGCAGGAAATACTGGCAAATACGATCAGATCAACCTTACAAAAAAAGCTGGATCTAAGACAATTGCTCAAGGCGTAAAAGCTACTAGAGAATGGCATAAGAACAATGGCTAAATCAGAAGCATGGACTCGTAAAGAGGGGCAAAACCCTGAAGGCGGATTAAACGCTAAGGGTCGCGCATCACTTAAAGCTAAAGGTCAAAACATTAAGCCACCTGTAAGCAAAGAGCAAGCAAAGAAGTCTCCTAAGTCTGCAGCACGTCGTAAGTCATATTGTGCTCGTTCTGCTGGACAAGCAAAAGATTTTCCTAAAGCAGCAGCAGATCCAAATAGCCGTTTGAACAAAGCACGTAGAAAGTGGGATTGTTAATGGCTGAGACAAAGAAGTTTGGCCCTTATAAAGGGTCTAAAGAAAACGGCGGCCGCCCTATCTACGTCTATAAGACTAAAGGTAAAGACGGTAAATGGCATACCACTTCCAAGAATAAGGCTCGTGCCGATTATGAAGGAAAAAACGGTAAGTTAAGCAAAGACACACACGTAGATCACGTGGATAATGATAAAAATAATGATTCTAAGGGCAACCTTAGAGCCCTTAAAGGCAGCAAAAACGTTGCTAAAGAAAACAAACGCCGCGCAGGCAAGAAGGAGAATGAATAATGTACTCATTAACACCACAGTTTGACGGCGACGGTCCAGGGCTTACACCATCAGCAGCAGTAACAGCTGACGCAGCAGCCTCACCAGTGTCAGTTGCGCAGTCTTCATCAATGTATTCGCAAGGGCCAGCAGCTACTGGTCCAGGCACTGCTCCAGTAAAGTCTGCACCAAAAGCAATTGATAAGAGCAAGTGGAATACAGGAATTAAAGTTCCTCAAGCAACTGTTAATGCCGTTAAAGCCGCTGGTAAAGGCAACATGGGAGTTAACGCTGCAACTAAGGCTGCAGGTATGGGCAAAGGCAACGCGGGCGCGGGCGCAGATGCTAAATATGATCAAAAAACAGCAGGACAATACCAAGAAGCAGTAAAGCGCGTTTATCCAAATGCGTATGCCCAAGCTGCAACCCAAGCTGCAAACAGAGCCGCATCTGGTCGTCCTAACTCACCTTACGGATTTGGTGGAACACCTAGTAAACCAAAGCCATCAGTTAATGAGGACGGCAAAAATTCTAGAGCAGCAAAACCATCAGTTAATGAAGATGGCAGAAATTCTAGAGCAGCAAACAAAACAAAGCCGTTCCCTTCATTTATGCCTAATCCTAGGGGCGCTGCTGGACAGTCTCCGTTTATTCCGATAAAGCCATAAATTATGAATTCAAATTTGCCTCCTAGACCATACGGAAGTCCGCCGCGACCACCAATTGCACCTCCTGCCTCACCTATGAGTCCAGTTGACCGCGCAGGAAACGCAGCTCGCAGCGTAGGAAACTACATCAGTAACGTCGCACGTTCAGTTCGTGACGTACCAACAGCGTTTGGAACTGCTTTGGATTCAAAAGGTGCTATGGCAACTGGGTCTAACGGAAACAACAACCCTATGGCTCCTATTAAGAACCTTGCAACTCAAATTGGACAAGTAGCGGGGTCTGTTTTTGGTAAGACAGACAATCGTCGCTCTGACCAGTACAACAAAGAAAAAGGCTACGTAAAATCCCAGATAACGCCAAGGAAAGCAGGGGGCTAATCCCCTACTGGAAAATGAGCAAAGCGCCTAAAGATAGAGCACGTCATCCAAGACGTAGTCCTAGTTCTGAAATTGAGCGCCGTCGTGCGCATTTAGCTGCTGGCGGTAATACTGATAACTATGACCGCTCACATTATGCTGATCATGCGCCTGAAGGTTTTTATGATCATACTTCAGAGTCATTAGACGAGATGGATAAGCAAGCAGAAACTGCACACGAAAAGATGTCGAAAAACTCTGACACAGTAAACTTGTTAGATAGTAAAACATACGGTAAACCTCCTTTTTAATGACTAAAAAGAAAAAGCATAATAAAAGGCACCATGAAGTAGACTCGCGTCGTGAAACATTTTTACGTGAAGGTGCTCAAGCAAGGTATGGCTATGGTTATGGGGGGCCTTTGGGAGGTCCGTACAGCGGCCTTGGTTATGGATACAGCGGTTATGGATACGGCACTTTTTACGGTGGATTTGGCGGACCTGGAGGGTACGGCGGAACTGCGCAAGATGCACAAGGCAACTCAGGAGATTCTTCAAGCGGAGACGCTGGAGGCGGAGACGGCGGAGGTAATCAGTAATGATAGATACAGCAGAACGTGTAACTCTTACTCTCAATGATCGTTGTGATTCATGCTCTGCAGCCGCATTAGTTGTAGCTACATTTTTAAATGGTGAACTTATGTTTTGCGGGCACCACGCACGTAATTTAAGTGCAGAGCTTACAAAAAAAGCTGTAAGTGTATATGACCCGCAAGATGTATTAAATGCTTTAGAATAGAACCACACACATCTCGGGGGAGATAAAATAAAACAACTGCGCATGTTCGCAGCAATATCCGTACTAACATACGCCGCTTTTTTCCCTTTACTATTCCCAACACCTGCTAACGCTGAAGGTAATATTGGCGCGCCTACAAACTTAACAATTGTTGATGGCGGGACTTCTCTTATTCTTTCTTGGCAAGCGCCAGACTCTGGGACAGCTACAGTTCAACCAGAAAGATACGCCATTATGTTTAGCGTTGATGGAAGTGGTTGGGGAATAGCAACTGGAAATGTTGGAGATGCTAACGCTCTTAATACAACAATATCTATTGACAAGTCATTACTAGATAGCCTTAAACCTGCAGGCACGGTATGGTCATTTCATATTAGATCTGATAACGATACTTTGCGCATGTATTCCGCAAATTCAAATGTTGTAACTGGGGCTACCGCTGCTCCAGCCCCTGAACCAACTCTTACCCCTACTCCTACTCCGACTCCCACTCCAACTCCGACTCCAGAGCCTTCACCATCTCCCTCAGAAACAGCAACGCCCCAACCGAGCCCAACGCCATCACCAACAGTGACACCAGAACCTTCTTCATCCCCTACTCCTTCTCCCGAGGCGACCAGTACTTCTCCTTCGCCTTCCCCGTCCACCACACCGCAGCCCAGCCCAGAGCCATCAGTAACACCCAGCCCAACACCAGTTCCATCAATTACTCCTTCCGATACTTCAACAGTTCAAGGTACAACAAATGAAAGCGGTTTACTAGAGCTAATTGCTCCTATTGGTAAAATATTTACATCTGTTATATTTGCTAGTTATGGTACCCCAAACGGATATTCGATTGGGCAATGTCACGCTCCTAACAGTATTGAAAAAGTGGCGGAAGTATTTTTAGGTAAAGCAATTGCTTCAATAATGGCAATCAATGACATATTTGGCGACCCTTGTAGCGGAGTTGGTAAAGCATTAGCGGTAATACTTCAATACGGAGATGATCCTAATCCCGCCCCATCGCCTTCGACTTCTCCGAGTCCAGAGCCATCTCCAACTCTGACTCCCGTAGACACTTCAACCGCAACTGTGACTCCAGAGCCAACACCTTCTGCTTCAGCGGAGCCGACCCCAACACCCACCCCAGAGCCAAGCCCAACACAAACATCACCAGTAGTAATACCGATTCCATCGCCTACTCCTCTTCCTGTCGAGCCAACGCCCACACCAACAGTCCCACCAGCAGTGGAACCAACACCACAACCGCAACCAGAACCAACTCCATCACCTACTCCTTCGCCTGAGCCCGTGCCTGTTGTAGTTCCAACGCCTTTGCCAGAGCCCGTTGTGCCGCCTGTTCCAGCGCCTGAGCCGTCTCCAGAGCCATCTCCTGACCCAACTCCTCAGCCATTACCTACTCCTGTCCCTAGTCCCTCCACGGCTCCAGAACCTCAACCAACGCCTCAGCCCGAACCAGATCCTCAGCCGTTGCCAGAGCCCGAGCCTCAGCCTGAACCAACTCCTGTACCTGAGTTAGATCCCGATCTAGACGTAGAACCCATGCCTCCACTTGACCCTGACGAGCCTGCATTACCCGCAGACCCTCAACCAGAACCCGTAGATCCGACATTTCCGCCAGAACCAGATCCCGTTCTTCCTGAAGAGTCAACTAGTGACGCCAACCTTCCGCCTTTGGAGCCTGAAACTCTTCCACCTTTAACCGAGGAACCTGAAACTGAGGTACCGCCTTTAGAGCCGCCTTTGCCTCCAACTGACGAAGTAGATCCTTTGCCTGAACCACCATTGCCTGTAGACGAACCACCTCTTCCTGAGACCCCTGAAGAGCCTTCTCCAGATCCTCAACCAGAACCCGAGCCAGAGCCCGATCCTGCCCCCGTTGAAGAAGTGCTGCCTTCGGATCCTTTGCCCGTTCCTGTGGAAAATACGCCATCTGAGCCTCCTGTAGTAGAAAGTTCAGATACTACCACCAAAGCCGAAATAACTGCAATAGTAACCAACGTGTTGTCGGATGGAAAAATATCTGCCGCAGACGCTGTAGCTGTTCTTGCCTCTCTTAACGCAGATGGAGAAGTTACTAAAGATGAGGTTAATAACCTTTCAGAGACTCTTGCGGAAGATGGCAAACTCACTGCTGTTGAAAAAGAATTAGTGGCGGATGCCCTTATTGAATCAGTAGCAGAAGGAGAAACTCTTACAACAGAGCAGATCCAAGACGCGGGAATTGAATATAAAGATCTTCCTGAAGAGACTCCTGTCGAGGTTAGGCAGGATGAAGAAGGTAACGAAGTTATAATTACAGCAGACGTAGCTGCGGCTCTAGTTTTACTAGAAAACCCATCAGAATTAATTGGCGCAATCTTTAGCGACCCAGGTGAGGCACTACAAGCATTTGCAAGTATCGGTGCTGATATGTCCACTGAAGAGCGTGAAGAATCAACAAAAGCTGTTGTTGCAACAGTAATTGCGGCAGGTGCTGCAATAAATGCTGTTGGTGCTGCTGCAGGTGCTGCAAGCGGTTCAACGGGAGGAAGTACTGGAGGCGGAGGCGCCTCTGGACAATCAGGATATAGGAGAAAGCCTTGAGAGTACTAAGAGATATGGTTGATCAGCTATGGACGCTACTAGGCATGTTTATTGCTTGGGTAGTTCTAGATGGTTCAGCTAAAACAATTGTTGGATACGCAATCATGGGTACTTTGTTTGCATGGGCTGTTACCTACCCACTACGCAACCCAAAGGATGAAGAATGATTAAGCGTGCTCTACTAGCCGCAATAGTGGCTTTGTTTTTAACTGGCTGCGGGTACAGCGGCTCTTTTAGATACCCATGCCAAGACCCAAAAAACTGGGAAACTCCAGAATGTAAACCTCCTATCTGTACTGCTACACAGACTTGTCCTGTAGACTTAGTAAAGATACCTCAACCAGAAGGAACACCAAATGAGTAGAGAAAAACTAACACCACAAGATCTAGACGCTAGATTAAAGTTTATTCTAGGAATTACCCTAGGCACAATTTTGCTTTGCACCTCACTGGGTATCCTTTACGGCCTTTTATTTGTGACGCAGCCAATTGGGGCGCAGTCAGAAAATGACAAGATGTTCTTTAATGTTTTAGGAAGCATTGCTACTTTTATTACAGGAACCCTTGCGGGTATTCTTATTGGTCAATCTGGGGCTAAAGATGTTATGGCAGCCCAGTTGTCAAACAAAGAGATGGATGCCAAGAACACACAAGCCGATAAGAAGCTTGAAGCAGAAATTGACGCTACCGCTGCTCGTCTAGCTGCAAAGCCAAATGGAGCTATGCCAGAAGAACAACCTGTTGATACAGACTGGGATAAAGAATAATCATGGCCGATTCAACTAAAAGAACACTATTAAAGACAGCAAGTTGGGAAACCTTTCACCTTGTTGGTGTTGCTGGAGTGATCTACCTATTTACTGGAGAATGGGAGTACGCAAGCCTTGGCGCCCTTATCTACATTGGTTGGGAAGCACTTGGATATTTCCTACACGAAAGAGTGTGGGCTAAATTTGGAAATAAGGTGAAATAATGGCAGACAAAGGAACAGCAGCTCGTCTTATTGAAGTTGCTACAGCAGAGCTAGGCACTATTGAAGGCCCTAAAGATAACGAAACAAAATACGGGGCTTATACAAAGGCCAACTTCCAACCATGGTGTGGAAGTTTTGTAAACTGGTGTGGGCACGAGGCGGGAGTAAAGATTCCTAATACTGTTTACACTCCAGGTGGGGCACAGGCATTTAAAAAGGCTGGCGCATGGATTGACGGAGACATCGCAGACCCAGAGCCTGGCGATATCGTGTATTTTGATTTCCCCTCAGACGGCGTCGATAGAATTTCTCACGTAGGAATTGTTATCAAAGATAACGAAGACGGAACTGTTTGGTGTATCGAAGGAAACACTAGCCCTGATAAAAAGGGAAGCCAGAGAAATGGCGGACAGGTTTCAAAGAAACTTCGTGCGTTTAAGAAGAACAAAGCTGGCGAGCAGATTTCAATTGTTGGCTTTGGTCGCCCTAAATTTAAAACAACAGGAGAAGCCCCAGCTGCGCCAGCAGCTGCTAAGTGCCCAACCTGCGGTAAGTAATTGGACGAAGCTGAACGCATAAAGCGCTGGACATGCGCTTTATGCGGTAAACGCTGGGCCGTGCCTGGTTTAGCCCGATCTTGCGAAGAAAAGCATTTACAATCAGAGTATGAGTCTTGAGGTAAGAAACGCACAGAATATTGCTAAAGGCATTCATTCTAAGAACCCACTTACGCCTACTAACCGCATGCTTAGAAGCAAATCTAAGGTTCGCGGTAAAGCAGGTAAAGCAGGGCGTGAGGTTGTAGAAGGCGAAGTAATTGAGCCAACTCAGGCAACCCCTATCGCACAAGAGCCAGAAATCTACGACGGAACTATTGTAAAAGAATTACCAAAATCACCAAAAGCAATTACAGCTGGCCCTCGTATGGTTCCATCAACACGCATTACTCCAGTGCCAGATGTTGCCTCTCCTCAAAAAAAGCGCAAACCTGGATATAAACAAATGACTCTTCCAGGTATGGGAAGAACAGCTAACTTTAAGCGTTCAGCCCCGCCTAAGGTGTAACGTGGCAAAGAGAAAAAAAGGTCTAGCCCCAACTACTACTGTTGCAGACGCAGCTAAGGCTAGCGCAACCGTTGGCGCCTCACGGGCAGGTCGAGATATGTTGACCCGAGCAACTTATAACGGCAAAGCTACAAAGGGGATTGATACCCACTCTCGTCAATGGATGAGGTGGTCACCATGAACCGTAAACAGACGTTTAAAGAGAGCTTAGTTAAACCAATAGTTGTTAACGACTCTAGGTTTGGCATCCGCCGTTTACTATTAAATACACAAGAACGCCCTCGCATTAAAAGCTATAGACACGCTGGTCGCGGGCAAAGTGGGGAATCTCAAACTTAACGTTTAGACGGAAAAAACTTTACCTTTGCTCTATCTTAGAACCTACAGCTTGAAGGGATTACATAATGGCATCGTATCCATCTGGGATTGTATCCACAGCCGTCTTTACTACTAAAGCTAACACTTTAGATATTATTGACGCGTCGCACCCAAACCTTATTCAAGAAGAAGTTATTGCAATTGAGACCGCTTTAGGCACTAACCCTGCGCAATCTACTAACGGCTCAGGATCCTATACATCGGCTGCTACAGCGTTTGGAACAGTCACTGCCCGCCTTAATAACCATGAAATTGGCATTCTTGGCGATGTGCACACTCAATACGTTAAAAAAGTAGACGGAGTAGTAACTACCGCATCCACCAGCTCTGGTGTTGTTAGAAACATTTATTCTTCAACCTCGACCCCCACTGGCGGTATGGATGGGGATGTCTGGTTGAAATACGTATAACTAATGCCACAATACGTAAAAGTTGGTGGCACTTGGCGCCAAGTCGATGAGACTGCAAATTGCGGCTACATAAAAGTAGGCGGAACTTGGCGCACAGTAACTGACTCGTACGTAAAAGTAGCAGGTACTTGGCGCAACGTTTGCGCCCCTGTTGTTACAACTACAACTACCACAACTACTACAGCTGCTCCTACAACTACTACTACAGCTGCTCCTACAACCACAACTACAACTACAGCAGCTCCGACACCAGCAGGAATTACTCCTACTTTTGACGGCAATACCGCTACTTCAAACGGTTTTACTGGAGCTGTTACAAACTACAATGGAAACTCTACATGGGTGCCCCAGACTAGCGCTGGCAGCATAGCCTTTAGTCCACCGACGGGAACTGTACTACCATTTACAGTAACTGGTTTAACCGCTGGTCAGAGTGCAACTGTCACCGTTACTACTGTTAGATCTGGTTTTACCAATGGAAGCAGTACTACAACAGGACAAGCACTTCCAAGTATTACTAGCCTTACAGTTACTAATATAGATAATACTGGAGGAACTTTAAGTTGGAGCTCTGTTGGTCAACAGTCATACTCTATTTCAACTTCTCCTGGCGGCTTAAGTATTAGTGGAGCTACTGGTGCTACGGCTACATCTAGAAATATTTCTTTTGGAAGCCCTGGCACAACATATAGCATTACGTTAACTATTTACTCAGGTAATTTCCAAACTGGAAATAACGTATCTGCCGCAACAAGTTTTACCACAACTGGCTCCGCTACAACAGCGCCTCCAACTACAACAGCGGCCCCAACCACTACAGCAGCTCCAACTACTACAGCAGCTCCAACTACTACAGCAGCTCCAACTACAACTACAACTACAACTACAACTACAACTACTACAGCAGCCCCTGGATGTACAGTAGGGGCATCTTGCGGTTCTGGATATACATGCTACCCAGAAGGCTTCTATACAAATTATACCTTAAATGCGGCATGTAACTGTGTACTAGAGAATGGGTTCTGCTAATGACAACTATTCAACCTGTGTTTACCATGGTCTCTTATGCACTTGTTATAGGTAATGAATTTGCTTGTATTTTTGAATACCCTTTAGAAGGAACTCAAATTATTGAAAGCAACACAGCAGCCTTAAAAAGCAATCCAAAAATTACTTTAAGTAATGAAGAGCCAGTATTTGAAAAAATAAACAGATACTCTTTAATTATTGATAATGAGGTTGTTGGTACATTTTCTCATATTAAAGATGAGTTTGGCGGCCCTGTAGCTGAAATGATTAATGCAGCCTTACAAAGCGATCCACAGGTAATTGATATAACTGGAATGGATACGCCAACTGCGGGAGATACGTGGGATGGAACAGCGTTCCATGGGTAAATGGTAGATTTGGTACGCTTATCTTGTGTCTAGCATCTTTATCCAACTTGCTTCGTATCACGACTTTGAGTTGCCCAAAACTATCTTTGACTGCATAAATAAAAGCAGTAAAAAGCATAAATTAACTTTTGGGGTTCACGCTTGTTACAACGAAGCTCAACAGGTTTTTATCCCACCGTTAGAGAATGTAAAAATAATAGAAAGCAAAGCTCCTGAAAACATTGGAGTAGGTGCCGCACGGAGTGTAGCAAACAATTTATACGACGGAGAAGACTATTATTTACAGATTGACTCGCATACACGGTTTTTGCAGGATTGGGATGAAAAACTTATAAACTTTGTTTTACAGCTTCAAGAGCATGGGATTAAAAAACCATTAATTAGCGCGTATCCAGGGGGTTATTCTTACAATGACTCTTTAGAAGAGGTTATTAACTACGCATCTGATGTGACCCTTATTTCGTTTAAAGAGCGCCCAGAACAATTTACAACTCAATTGATCCCAACACAGCTTGCGGTAGCTCCCGAAGGACAATGTCTTCAGCCTTCTATATCAGCAGGGTTTATTTTTACTATCGGCAGCTTTTCTGAACTTGGGTTTAATGAAAAGATTATGTTTTGGGGGGAAGAGATCCTCACTGCAGCTCGTGCTTACACCCACGGGTTTGACCTATTTATTCCAGACCAACAATACTTTTATCACCTTTACTATGACCCAGCAGTAGTGTTTCAAAAAAACCTACGCAGGCATGTGTGGCAAGACTTCTCTGAGGAGTTTTACAAAAAAGATGCTATAGCAAAGCAAGAAGTAATAGACATCTTTACCTCTAATAGGATAGGCCCTGGGGCTTTGGGCTCAGAAAGGTCTCTAAAAGAGTATGGAGATATGGCAGGTTTAAGCTTTGAAGAACGTAAACTAATAGAAGGAAGATAGATTTTAACATCTAAGCCCTGACATTCTCTATTTCCTCTTGGATACTGGTACTGCGCCCCGATCAGGTGCTTAACCACTCTAGAGAAATAGGTAAATATGTCAAGTTATAACTCACCACTTCCTGTGGGTTCAGCGCAAGGCACTGGCGCAGCCGCCATTGCTATCGCAGAGACCGCTGGCGGAACCACAAGCAACGGTAACGCTACAGATTCAGCAGGAAACGTAAAAGTAGATTTTGTATGGGGCAACCACCCTATGCACCCAAATGACGTCCGTACAGAAGAAGCGGCCGTAAATATTGGTGGAACAACGGGCTCAAACCAGCTTGCATATCAGACAGCTGTAGTAACAGCTGCTTCTGCTTCAGCTGGCGTAGTGACTTACACAGCTACCAACTCATTTAACGTTGGACAGACTGTAACAATCACAGGACTTTCAACATCAGCTTTCAACCTAACAAACGTTCTTATTGCATCACTTGTTGGTACAGAAGGCGCTCGCACAGGCTTTACAGTAACTAACGCAGCTACAGGAACCGCTGTAACAGGCGCTACAGCAGTTGCAAAGGTTGTTATTGGCTCAACACCAGGTGTTGGCGCAGACTACGCTTGGGCAGTCACAACAGCTGTAACAGGGGAACGTCTAAACGCGGCACTTGATAACCACGTAATTGCAGAAGCTGAATGGAATAACTACCCATCATTTACACCAGGCGCAGGTAACTACAAGGTTACAGCTGCCACAGGTAACGGAACAACTGTTACCTACACGTCACAGAATGATCTTGCTCCAGGGGACGTTGTAAACATTACAGGCCTAACAGCCTCAGCTTACAACCTATCAGCAGCAACAGTTGCTACAGCTAACGCGCTTAGCTTCACAATAACTGACGCAGCTAACGCTGGTGAAATTACAGGACAGTGGTACGGAAAAGTTGAATCAACAACAGCCCTTACAGCAGCTGATGGCGCTGGAATTGAGTACATCGTAGTACCTTCAGTACTTGGAGATACAACAGCAGTAGCCCTTGATAAGCTTAAGGATGCTGGTTACGAGACAGCTTCAATTACTACAGCTTCAGCAGCATCTAACGTCGGTAAAACTATTACAGCAGCAGCCCGTACAGCAGGTTCAGCAGTTATCTCACTTACTTGTGCAAGCCACGGCTTTGTTGCAGGTAACAAGGTAACAGTTTCTGACATCTCTGGTGGCGATGGCGTAAATGGTGCTTGGACAGTTCTTGCTGTTACAAGCGCAAACGTATTCACAGTAACTGGAACAGCCACAACAGTTCAGGCTCTAACAAGTCTTGCTGGTGTTGTTTCTGGTGTTGCTGGAACAATCAAGACTCAGTCAGTTGCAGCTGGAACAGCTTCAGTGCTTTCAACAGCTACAATCACAATCACACCGTTCGCAACAGCTTCATAATCTCAACACAAACAGAAAGCCCCCTGCGTATAGCAGGGGGCTTTTTGCTTTATATTTTTAGTTCTTTGGGAATTGTTTTAGAAAACTCTCATATCTAGCTCCATTTGTTTGATCTGGATATATTTTCCAGGAAGACCAATCTTTTCCACCGTTAGTCATATGAAACGCTATCTCAGCGTTTGTAACTGGGTCAAAGAGGTCTACGTTAGACTCTAGGTTGAACTTATCCCGTCGGGCGTTCCCTAGGGTTCCAATCATATTAATTTGAAAGACTCCGTATGAGTTGTCACCAGTGCCACTATTTCCGTTATGCGCTAATGGACGACCATTTGATTCTTTCATAGCAACTGCCCAAGCGGTCTTGAGAGCGTTTCCCTCAAAACCAACCGCTTTTAATAAATCCTTTAATTCTGCTTTGGTAAGAACCTTAGCTTCTTTAAATGAATCTAACGGGCTCACAACTGTAACTACTTCTTCTTGAACTACTGGCTCCGCCATTGCTGGTGGGCAGTTTCCCAAAAAGATAAAAACAGTTGCTACTACTGCTGTACGTTTTCTGATATTAAGCATTGCTGCTCCTCTCAGTAGGCAAAAGCCGCCTTGTGGGCGGCTTCGTCATGAACAACCATAACACAGGCGTTACAAAACGTGTCAAGACAAACTAAGGGTTAAATAATAAATTTAATTTAATATGACAAATCTAATAGTAAATGCGTATATTGTATACCTCGGGGTTTACTACGGATAACACTATCGCGCTTGTATCTAATGTCTACACGATTGGCAAAACATTGACAGTATCAGACTGGGCAGCGCTTATTTCAGTTATAGTGGCCGTAGGCGGAACCACAGCTATTGGGATTAAGTGGACGATTAAACATTATCTTGCAGAACTAAAACCTAATGGCGGGTCTTCTATGCACGACGCGATTAACAAAATTGGCCTCGACATAACCGAAGTTAGAGTATCATTAGCAAGACTTGAGGGTCGATTTGACCAACATGTAGAAGAAGGCGAGTAGCATGAATAAAGCAATGATTGAATCCTACGTACGTAACCTAGCAGGTCAGGTTATCGGCGCAGTTATGATTGTTATGCAGACAAGCGGAGCAGCAACACCTCTAGAGTTTGGTTCAAGCGAGTGGTTATTAGTCGCTAACGCTCTATGGGCGTCTCTAGTACCAGTAGCACTTCGCTACTTTAACAAGCTAGATCCAGCATTTGGACGAGTTGCAAACATTGGCCTTTCAGAGCTCACAGGAGTTCTAAGCCGAGCTTCAGCCAAAAAACCAGCAAAAAAGAAATCTAAGTAAGTTCAGCAAGGGGGCGGAGATTTTCCGCCCCTTTTGCTGTACACTTTTTATATGACTTGTTATAACTGTACTAACCCAGCTCTTTATTATGTAAACGACCCCACCGAATCTCCTGCGGCTTATTGCAACACGTGCTTGCCACCATGGCTTAAAGTACGAGCAGACGAAGGTCACTTCCCTCTTCCAGTTGAAAAAAAATCATCGAAGAAGGCGTCTGATAAAGATGAGGATAAGTAAGAAGCAAGCTGTTCAAGTTCATCCTGTTCCGCAAAGAGCAATGGACCCAAAAGGGCCATTCCCACGAGAACTATTTGATGAACCAGAAATAGTTTATAATTATGAATCCGAGTACGCAGAGGACGGAGCTAACTTCCCGCTCGGCGCTACTGCTCAAAATGAGTTTAAACCACCTAAATATTTACGTTGTGCGCTTTGTTTAGCTAGAGTTATAGAAACAGAAACCGAGAATCATACCTGCGAGGATTGATGGCTAAAAAAGATCTTAAAGCAATAATGAACCAACGCCTTGCGGAAGCTGAGGCAGCTTTAAAACAGTCTAGTGAACGTAATCTAAATACTTTTAAAAGAAACACCTCTGATAACGATCCTGCAGCTCAGTCGTCGTCAAACCAGATAGATAAAAACTGGTCAGTATCTATACCTAATGACGTTACAAATGTGGGCACAGAGGTGTACACCGCGCCCACAGCTAACCCTAAGCGTCCTAGAGCGTACACTGTGGGGTACAACAACAACACAAACACTATAGTAATTGTTATGCGCAGCGGTAAATGGTGGCAGTACAACGATGTGCCAGTTAATATCTGGCTAGGCCTTAAAAATAGCGCATCAACTAATGACTATTTACCTATTATTGAGAACGCTTGTTCGTCTCATCACGAGGCTGACCTGGACGCTTTATCTGCGGGAACTAAAGAGCGCTTCAGTCATTCAGCGGCTACGGCTAGCCGCATACAACAAGGTGACCCTTACACACTTGACGAGACGTTGTTTGGCACAAAGGAGTAAATTTGAAATCATACGGGCCCCTATACGTTGGAAAACTACGCTACTGGCATAAAAAAGTGCTACCTATTTTTGAAATAGGAACTACCCAAGAAACTGAAATGCCCTACAGAAAAGGTAAGTGCTTGGTGATGCGGGCTCCATTTACAGAACCAGGTTTTTATTTAGGCCTGTGGGTCGAGCGCCCTCAAATTGGCTGGGAAGATGAAGATAAGATTGATAAGATACTATCTGACGCTATGAAAGCTAGAATTGCTTGGAAGCCAGAGGATGGATTATTTGATGAATCTTTTTAAAAAGAAAGAACCTTGGTTAAAGCCGTTTTCTGAAAAGGTTTCTAATAGAGTATCTAAGATCCCTACCGCAGAGCTTGAGCAGTGGGTTGATCAATCATTGTATGAGATCGGCCGTTGCATGACCGCTTACTCAAAACAAAGAGAGCCTATGTTCTTAAATGAGGCTTTATTAGGGGCGGAAGCCTTGCATGCGGTTATAGATGAGTTAAACCGCCGAACAACCCGCCATTAAATCAATTTGTCGACAATTGTGCTAAGCTTCTCTTGCCTCTCTTCTCTCCCCCGTGATGGCAATCAAAAAGTCCTGGGTTTAAACGCCCAGGCTTTTTGTTTTCACCTAGACTAGGGAACACAATGGACACAGCAATGGATGAAGAAGAGTTTTTTCCTGATGAAGAAGAAGACCTTGCGCCCGAAGAAGAAATTGAAGAGCTTGATGAGCTCTCAAAAGAATTTGTTAACAAACTTGTAGATCGTTGTATCCAGTTTCAAACTGCGCTTGTAGGCCATGAGCTACACCCTTATCAAATGCCTCTAGCCCGCAGAGTTATTGAGTCTGTAATCATTAACGATGGTGAAGAAATTACCGCGCTTGCCGCACGTCAGTCAGGCAAGTCAGAAACCATTGCCAACACAGTAGCCGCGCTAATGGTGCTACTCCCACGTTTAGCAAAGATGTACCCAGACCTATTAGGCAAGTTTGCTAATGGTGTGTGGATCGGTATGTTTGCTCCTGTTGAGGGTCAGGTAGAAACACTATTTGGTCGTACAGTAAACCGTCTTACATCAGAGCGCGCACTAGAGATCTTGGGTGATCCTGAAATTGACGACTCCCTAGGAAAAGTTCCAGGCGTTACACGGCAGATTAAACTTAAGAACTCTGGCTCATCTCTAATGATGATGACAGCTAACCCTCGCGCAAAGATTGAATCTAAATCTTTCCACCTTATCGTTATTGATGAGTGTCAAGAGGCGGATGACTTTGTAGTGTCAAAGTCCATCTCCCCAATGCTTGCGTACTACTCAGGAACCATGGTTAAAACGGGTACCCCGACTACGCACAAGAATAATTTTTATCGTTCTATTCAGTTAAACAAACGTAGACAGACAGGCGCACGTTCTAAACAGAACCACTTTGAGTGGGACTGGCGAGATGTAGCTAAGGTTAACGAGAACTACGGTAAGTTTATTAAAAAAGAAATGCTTCGTGTAGGGGAGGATTCCGATGAGTTCCAGATGTCGTACTCATGCAAATGGTTGTTGGAGCGCGGAATGTTCGTTACATCAACTATTATGGACGAGCTCGGCGACACCTCCCAAGAAACTGTTAAAGCCTGGCACCGAACACCTGTCGTTGTTGGAATCGACCCCGCACGAAAACTTGACTCAACTGTAGTTACTGTTGTGTGGGTAGATTGGGATCGCCCAGATGAGTTTGGTTACTTTGACCACCGCGTTCTTAATTGGTTAGAGATCCAAGGTGACGATTGGGAAGATCAATATTTTCAAATTGTTCAGTTCTTAAGTAGTTACGATGTGCTAGGTGTTGGCGTAGACGCTAACGGTGTTGGTGACGCAGTAGCTCAACGACTTAAACTGCTTTTACCAAAATCTGAGGTTTATTCAATTGGCAGTAGCCAACCCGAACAGTCAAAGCGGTGGAAGCACCTTAAGGCACTTATTGACCGACGTATGGTTGGGTGGCCTGCTCACGCAAAAACTCGCCGCCTACGTACCTGGAAGCGGTTCTACCAGCAGATGACAGATCTAGAGACTAAGTTCCAGGGCCCTAATTTTTTAGCCAAAGCACCAGACGAAGCACATGCTCATGATGACTACGCCGACTCTTTAGCTATTGCTGTGGCCTTAACCATGGATTTAACTATGCCATCAGTTGAGGTTTCGAGTTCACCGTTTTATAGATAGTTATGACTTTAGCCTGATTTTGTCTTACTTACGTAGCACACTATTGACTGAGGTCCTCAAACCAATTTAGGAGTTTATATGTCAATCGCACCAGCCCCTCGCTTCCCTGAGAAGCACAGCCCTACATACGACCGTAAGATGGCAGGCGCTGTCCCAGGACAACGCGGCCCACTACGCTTTGAAGAAGGTATCGCGACTGATACCGATGTTCCACAATCTTTTACAACAGGCGCAATGCACGGATATATGCCTGCACCTGGCCGTCCAAACCGTAATGCAAACGTATTTGAAAAGCTTCCAGAAGAAACAATGCGCGAGCGCGCACACGTTGGTTCTGCAGCTTGGGTAGAAGCTCCAAGCAGCTTAAATGATTTTTCTGCTGGCGCATTTGCTGACCATGGCGATAACCGTTTTGAAGAGGTATTCCGTAATGGCGCTCATCAACAGGCTCTTAATCCTGCTGTAGTTCAAGACTAATAAATTAAATAGCAAGCCGTTCCCCCTGCCCCTTACGTGGCGGCAGGGGGCGGCTACCTATCTAAAGGATTATAAATGGCACTCATCTCAGGTAGAGAAGCAAAAGAAACCCCAACGCAGGTTGCTGCTAACCCTAAACTTTGGAACATGATTACTGCTCAAGCAGGGGCAAAGTTTTCTAAAAACTCTCCCGCTCGCGGCCACTGGATTCATGCTAAATACAACCAAATGGGCGGTCAATACGTTAAATCTAAGAAAGATATAGACCCTAGGTTTCGTGACTACGCCCAAGAAAAACGTGACAAAGAAGAAGAGCAAAAGAAAAAGAAAATAACCAAGAAGGTCGGGCAAGGCAACATCCGAGGCGAACGCTTCATATAAGCTGTCGATATGTTAATATATCGACATTGAGTTTTACTTATTTTGAAAGAGGTGATTGGTGAGCGGTATTGATTTCTCGCCTCCGAGTTATCGCGCAGCCTCTTCTGACTTAACAATCTCTATCTCCCCACTGGGGCTTGTAGAGCTTGCAGATGAAGAGTTTGAAGTACACGGCCCTCGCTTAAACCGTTATTCCCTTAACTGGGCGATGTACCTTGGTCATCACTATTCATACCGCCGTCAAACAGGCGAAGCACAGATCATGCTCAACTATTACAGAGCATTTACAGACTTTTTAATTAACTTTACATTTGGTAAGGGCGTTAACTTTCGCTCATCTAAATTAACAGAAGCTATTGTCCCTGACTTACTTGAACGCGTTTGGGAAGTAGATAACAACAAAGCTACAGTGCTTTGGGAGATTGGGCAGCAAGGCTCTGTTTCTGGAGATTGTTTTATCAAAGTAGCTTATGAAGAAGCTTGGGTTGATCCAGCTGGTAGAAACCACCCTGGCCGTGTACGCGTTCTCCCACTTAACTCATCTTTTGCTTTTCCAGAGTTTCACCCCCATGACCGCGAACGCTTAATCCGTTTCAAGCTTAAGTATCGTTTCTGGGGAACATCATTAGAAGGAACACGTCAAGTCTTTACTTACACAGAAATTTTGACAGACGACATCATTGAGGAATATATCAACGATGAGCTTATTGACTCTCGCCCTAACCCGCTTGGTACTATCCCTGTTGTTCATATTCCAAACGTTCGTATATCTGGTTCTCCTTGGGGCCTATCAGACTGCAATGACATTATTAACATTAACCGTGCGTACAATGAAACCGCTACAGATATTGCGGACATCGTTAACTACCACGCAGCGCCAGTTACGGTCATCATTGGAGCAAAGGCATCTCAGCTAGAAAAGGGTGCTAATAAAGTTTGGGGCGGGCTTCCAAAAGACGCTAAGGTAGAAAACCTTGAAGGCGGAGCTCAAGGCCTAAAAGGCGCCATGGACTTCATGGCTTTACTAAAGAAGTCTATGCACGAGATGATTGGTGTTCCTGAAACCGCCCTTGGCCAAGCACAACCAATCTCTAACACCTCTGGCGTAGCGCTTTCTATTCAATTCCAGCCTTTGATGAACCGTTACCATCAAAAGATTATTCAATATGCGCACGGCTTGGAAAGAGTTAATGAGTTAATCCTTGTAAGCCTTGCAGTCAAAGAGCCTGAAACATTTATTTGGGATCCTAATTCCCACACGGTGCCTCTAAAGCCAGGCCAGGCAGCTCAATTAGATCCTAATGACCCATTAACTTTTCAAAACTATGTTTATTTTCCACAGCCACTGCCTCTAGATAAACTTATTGCACTTAACGAGATTCAAAGCAAGCTGTCTCTAGGCCTTGAATCTAAAGAAGGCGCCCTACGGGCACTTGGGGAAGAGTTCCCAGCGGCAAAACTTACAGAAATTCGTCAAGAACTTATTGAAGATGCTAAATCTGATGGCGCTCTTAAGTTGGTACAGACTCAAATTGAAAATGACATCATGATGTTAACTGGTATGCAGTCAGCACAGCTAGGGCCTGGCGGAGGCCCAGCTCAGCCTGTAGGCGGCGGAGGTCCTGAAGCAGGAGTTCCTCAGTCTGTATTACCTCCAGTAATTGACGACGCAACTATTGCCGCACAGATGGGCGACCAAGCCCTGCGCGGCAACCTCGTCACACAAGCTTATGGAACCCAACTCCCACAGAGACGTGTTCCAGAAGGCTATGAAAAATAAAGGTGTTTAGCCTGTAATTTTTCATAGGGATAGAGAAAATAAACTCGTAATACAACGTTTGGTCACTCGTGCTCTTACTTCGGACAACGACCCCTAGGACATAAAGGATGTATAAAAATGGAAAATGCAGAAACTATGGCGGCTGCTTTTGAAGCAGAAGCCAACACAGCTCCAGTTGTAAATGTGTCGGGCGTTGACGCGCCGACTGTTACTACTACAGATTCTACTAGTCTTAACAAGTTCTATACTGACGAAGATCTAGCAAGAGTCCGACATCAAGAAAAGGATAAGCTCTACCCTCAAATTGAAAGTTTGAAGGAAGAACTTAATTCACTACGAAAAGAAAAAGAAGAAGAAGCAGCTCGTCGTAATGCAGATGCGCAAGCAGAGGCAGAACGAGCAAGAGTAGAGGCATTGTCGGAACTAGATTCCAAGTCATATGCAGATGCTCGATTGTCAGAGTTGCAGGAGCAGTTGGAGCGTGAGCGTACTGAACGCGAACGAGCCTTCGCTCTTCTGGAGCAAGAAAAGTTATATGCAGATTTACAATTTTATCGTACTCAAGTAATTGAAGAAGAACGTGACAATATCATTCCGCAGTTAGTTGATTTTATTCAGGGTAACACCCGCGAAGAGATCGCTGAAAGCGTAGAACGATTGAAGGAACGTTCAGCAAGTATTCTTGAATCTGCGCAGTCTGCTATGCAGAACGCCAGAAAAGAAATGAAGGGAACGAGCATTTCTGCTCCTCCCGCTGGACCACTGGAAACTAATATGGAGCAACGTACCCTTACGCCACAAGAAATTGCGGCAATGCCGATGAACGAATACGCAAAATATAGAGAACGACTCATGAGCGACACCGCTCGTGGGAAGTCTCGCGGGCTGTTCGGTTAACCCCCAACCCAAAATCTAACAAGGAGTCAATTTAAATGGCATCATCCATTACAGGTACTGGCAATTTAGCCGCTGCGCCTACCGCGTACTCAGGTACCAATACCCAACTGACACAAGCGATCCAGACAATCTGGTCTAAGGAAATTCTTTTCCAGGCCATGCCAATCCTTCGCTTTGAGCAGTTTGCAGTTAAGAAGACAGAACTAGGCGTAGCGCCTGGTCTTCAGATTAACTTTATGCGTTATAACAACCTCGGCTTTGCGGGTTCACTCGTTGAAGGCGTTCGTATGCAAACTAACGCACTAACAGCCCAACAGTTCTCAATCACAGTGTCAGAGCATGGATATGCTCTTGCTGTTTCAGAACTACTTCTAAACGCTTCATTCGATGACGTAATGGCTTCAGCCTCACGTCTTCTAGGTCGTAACATGGCTATCTATCTAGATCAGCTTTCACGCGACACACTATATGCAGCTACATCAACAATCTACGGTGAAGACCGCTCTAACCTCTCAGCAGTTAATAACTGGTATGCAGATGGTACAAAGGGTACAAGCCGCGCTTCTATGACAGGTGCCTTTAACTTGACACCAAAGACAGTCAAGGACGCAGTTGAGACACTTGCAACCAAGAACATCCCTCGCCTAGGTGAGACATATGTTGCTTTCATCCACCCACACCAAAGCCGTAAGCTTCGTGACAATCCAGAATTTATTGAAGTCACAAAGTACGCAGCTCCAGGTAACTTCATGCTTGGTGAGATTGGCCGTTTGTACGACACAGTATTCATTGAGACCACACAGGTTCTTAAGGTTGCTGGTGGTGCTGGCGCTGGCTACTCAGCTGATACAGCTGTTGCTAACCCAACAGTAACTGCTGGTGGAGGTTACACAACCCCTGCTACATTCACTGGCAACGGTGCATCTGATCGTTATTCAGCTATCTTCA